CCTCGCAAGCCGCTCGAGGCGCCACCGGCCGAGGTCGAGGACCCGGCGACAGCCTATGCGCGGGCGGTGGTGGCCGGGTCGCTGCCGGCTGGCCCACACGTCCGCGGTGCCTGCCGGCGCCACCTCGCCGACCTCGAGGCGGGCGTGTGGACGTGGGACGCCGCGGCCGGGCTGCGCGTGGTGCGCTACTTCCGCGAGGTCCTGCGCCTCGGCGGCGGCGAACATGAGGGCAAGCCGTTCGAACCGCTGCCGTGGCAACAGTTCATCCTCATGTCGTTGTTCGGCTGGAAAGGGCCGGACGGATTCCGGCGGTTCCGCATGGCCTACATCGAGTCCGGCAAGGGCAGCGGCAAGAGTCCGCTCGCGGCCGGCGTCGGGCTGTATTGTCTCACCGCCGACAACGAGCCACGGGCCGAGGTATACGCGGCGGCCGGCACCAAGGATCAGGCACAAATCCTGTTCCGCGACGCGGTGAGCATGATGCGCCAAAGCCCGGCGCTCACCGCGCGCCTCACGCCGTCCGGCGGCACGGGCAAGGAATGGTCGCTCGCCAACCTCGCCACGTCCGGGTTCTTCCGCACGCTCGCCAGCGACACGCCGAAGTCGGGAATCCGGCCGCACTGCGCGTTGCTCGACGAGATTCACGAACACGCCGACGACTCCGCGGTCGAGCTTATGCGCGCCGGCACCAAGGGCAGGCGCCAAGCCCTAATCTTTATGATCACCAACAGCGGCGCCGACCGGACGGGAGTCTGCTACCGATACCACGAATATGCGGCGGCAATCTGCAAGGGCGACAAAGTCGACGATGCGTTTTTCGCCTACGTGTGCGCAGTCGACGAGGGCGACAACCCGCTTGAGGACGAGTCTTGTTGGGCGAAGGCGAACCCGTCAATGGGATTCACCTTTCAGCCGAAGTATCTGCGGGAGCTTGTGACGCAGGCGAAAGGTATGCCGTCGAAAGAGGCAATTGTCCTCCGGCTGAACTTCTGCGTTTGGACGGACGCCGCGACGCCTTGGATTGACCGCGACTTGTGGGACAAGGCGGAAGCCGAGTTCGACCCGGACGAACTGGCCGGGCTGCCGTGCTATGGCGGGCTCGACCTGTCGCAAAAGCGCGACCTCACCTCGTTTGCGGCGTGCTGGAAACACCCGGACGGCAGCCTGTCGCTCGCCGCGTGGTTCTGGACGCCCGGCGACACGTTGGCGGAACGGGCGCGCGGCGACAGCGTGCCTTATGCGACGTGGCGCGACGCCGGGCACCTGTTCGCGCCGGACGGCCGGGTAATCGACAAACGCCACGTGGCCGAGTTCGTGTCGGCGTTCCACGCCAAGCATAACCTCGAGGCGTTGGCGTTCGACAACGCGCAAATCGACGATTTCCTGTCCGCCTGCGACGATGTCGGACTCGACGCCTACATTGACGACGGCAAGGACGACACCCGGGCCGCCGGGCTGCGCATGGTCCGCCACGGGCAAGGGTTCTCCGGCTTCCTATCCGAGACAACCCTATGGATGCCGCGCAGCGTCGAGGCGTTCGAAACCGCTATCCTGCAAGGCATCATGCGAATCCGCCTCAACCCGGTGTTGCGGTGGAACTCGTCGAGCGCGGTTCTGCTGTCCGACCCGTCCGGCAACCGGAAGTGGGACAAGCGGAAGTCGACCGGGCGAATCGACGGCATGGTGGCCGCAACGCAGGCGGTGGGCGCCGCGCTGGCGACGCCGGCCGGGTCCGGCCCGTCGATATGGGACCGGCCGGAACTGTGGGACCAACCCGACCCGGTGGCAGCGTTGGCCGTGCTGGCGGCGGAACCGGGCGACCCGCCGTTACCCGGCCCGCATAGGCCAGTCCGTCGCGGCGGGTCGATATGGGACCGCGACGAGTTGTGGAAGTGAGGCGATTCGCGCTTACGTTGTCGCCGGTGCGGCGTGTAGCTTCGCCGGCGACATGACATTCTTTTCCCGTCTGCTAGGCTCGAGCCCTTCGGCGTCACGCGCTCGCGTAGAACCGCGCTTTAGCGCGGGCTCGCCGGAGAACCCGCTCACGCCACTGTCGAACCCGGACTCGTGGTTGCTCGACTGGTCGACCGGCGGTGTCCCGCTGTTCGGGCCGCCGGTGAACGAACAAACGGCGATGGCGGTGTCCGTCGTGTTCCGGTGCGTGTCGCTGCTGTCGGGCATAATCGCCGGGCTGCCGCTGCGCGTTTACAAGGATGATCCGAACCTAGGGCGGCAGATTGTCGAGCCCGACGTGAAGGACGCGATTCACGGCGACGGCGTGCGCTACCTCGCCAGATTGCTTGGGCAGGTGCCATACCCGGGCCGCTCGCTCACCTCGTTCTCGTGGCGCGAATTGCTCGGCGTCAACGTGTATCTGTGGGGCAACCACTACAGCGTGAAGCGATACAACGGCGCCGGGCGCGTGGCCGGGTTCGAACCGGCGATGCCGTGGGATGTCGAGGTGCGCCGCACGGACGCCGGCCGCAACATTTACGTCGTGACGTGGCCGAAGTCCACGGGCGGCAGCCGCGAACTCGTCGACCAAGACGACATGATACACATTGCCGGCCCGGGGTTCGACGGCGTGAAGGGTATGCCGCGAATCGCCTCGTTCGCCCGGAACGCGGTGTCGCTCGCCCGGATCATGGAAGAACAGACGGGCCGGGTTCACGAGAATGCGGCCAAGCCGTCCGGCATGGTGACGGTGCCGCCGAATATCAGCCCGGGCGGTATGCGCCGCATGGAAGCTCAGTTCAACGACCGTTGGGCGGGCCGGCTGAACGCCGGCAAGGTGATGTTCGTTGACACGGACACCAAGTTTACGCCGTTCCAAATGTCGCCGGAGGACCTTACCACGCTGGCAACGCGCCGGTTCACGGTCGAGGAAATCTGCCGGTTCTTCGGCGTGCCGCCGCACCTCGTCGGCGAGTCGGCCGCGGCGACCTCGTGGGGAACCGGCATCGAACAGCTAACGCTCGGCTTCCTAAAGCTCGTCATGGAACCCGACTTGCAGCGGATTGAACACGAGTTCAACCACAAGCTGCTAGACGGGACGCCTTACTATGTGCAGTTCGACCGCGACGCGCTGTTGGCGATGGACGCCAAGACGGCCGCCGAGGTCGCGTCGGCCGAAATCAACTCCGGCCAGTTGACGCCCAACGAGGCGCGGCGAAAGAAGTTCCGGCCGTCCATCGAAGGCGGCGACGAACTGTTCGTCAACAGCACGATGATTCCCATTTCGCGCGCGCTGAACCCGCCGGCGCCACCGCCGGCCGCGCCGCCGCCGAAGGACAACCCGCCACCGCCGCCGAAGGAACCTGCCAAGTGACCACGCGAATCGAGATCACGCCGCACACGGACGGCATGTCCGTGTCTGTCGACGGCGCTGCGCCCGTGGTGGTGCCGCCGGATGCGCCGCTGCCGGTCGAGACGTGGCAGGGCGCAACCCTCGTGTTCGTCCCGGCGCCGGCGCAGCCCGCCGCGCCCGGCCAGTAAGGAGTCCGCGCCGTGGTGACGTTCGGCAAGCGATTCTCGGCCCGCGTGGTCGAGGCGTTCAAGGCGACCGGCGAAAGGGCAGCCGGCCGAGATTCTGCTGTATGACGAAATCGGCCCGTGGGGCGTCACCGCGCAGGACTTCGCCGGCGCGCTCGCCGCGGCCGGCAAAGGCGACGTGCGGGTCCGCATCAATTCGCCCGGCGGCAGCGTGTTCGACGGTATGGCGATTTACAACCTGCTGTTGGCGCACCAAGGCAACGTCGATTGCGTGGTTGACGGTATCGCCGCGTCGGCCGCCTCGTTCGTCGCGATGGCCGGCAAATCGCTCACCATGCAAGACACGTCCATGCTGATGATTCACAACGCATGGACGGTCGCGGTCGGCAACCGGCATGACATGGCCGAGGTTGCCGGCGTCATGGCGAAGCTCGACGGGCAAATGGCCGCAATCTACTCGCGCAAGACGGGCTCGAGCGTCGAGGACGTGGCCGCGCTCATGGACGCGGAAACGTGGCTCACCTCGTCCGAGGCGATGGCCGGCAAGTTCTGCGACTCCGTGCTGGCGCCGCCCGACAAGGACGGCGACAAGGCGCGCGCGCTCGCCGGCGCCGTGGTGATCCGCGCCGCTGTCGCGGACCCGGTCGAGGCGCCGGCTGCGCCAGTCGCCGAACCCGACAACGACGCCCGGGCGCAGCGTATGCGCCGTCTGCGCCTCGCCGAACACGATTAGCAGTTACGTTGTTACGACCGCTGCGGGCATGGTGTCCGCGGCGCAACGACCATCGCCGCGCGTGCGGTGTAGCTTAGGAAGCGACAGACATGCGGTCCAAGGACCTGCGCGCGGAGCGCGCAAAGCTGATCACCGACGCGCGGGCACTCGTCGACAAGGCGAACCCGTCCGCGGAGGACTCTGCCAAGTTCGACGCCATGATGGCGGAATCGGACAACCTCAAGGCGCAGATTGACCGCGTCGAGCGTATGGAACGCGACGCGCTCGAGTTGAACGCGGCGCAGGCTGCCGCGCCCGGTGGCGTCGCGCTGCCCGGCCGTCTGCCCGAAGGCGTGACGCAGTCGGCCGCGCGGGACAACCGCATCGCCCTCGCCCGCTACCTCGGCCGATTCGACGCCCTGGCGCCGGCCGATCAGGCGCACTATGAGGCGACCGCCGGTCGCGACAAGCGAATCATGACCGCATACCTGCGCGGCAACATGCACGCCTTGCCGGCCGAGGATCGCCAGCACTTCCAGAGTCGATTCATGGCCGCGGCGAGCGAAGGCACGAACAGCGCCGGCGGCTACACCGTGGCGCCGCTCTACGTGCGGGAACTGCTGATCGCTCAGAAGGCGTTCGGCGGAATGCGGCGGGTGTCGAGGAACATCGTTACCGACACCGGCGCGACCCTGCCGTGGCCGACGATGGACGACACCTCCAACGTGGCAACCATCCTCTCGAGCGAAAACGTGACGGTTGGCACGGACACGGACCTCGCGTTCGGGACCGCGAGCGTCGGCGCCTACACGTGGAAGTCGGGCGTCCTGCTGGTCAGCCTGCAACTGTTGCAGGACAGCGCGTTCGACTTCGACTCGGTGATTCAGGGCCGCATCGCCGAACGCTTCGCTCGCGGCCAGAATACCAAGTTCACCAAGGGCGCCGGCACCACCGAACCGTTCGGCGTGCTGACGAACGCGGCGGCCGGCTACACCATGCCGGTCGGCAACACCACGTCGGTTACGTTCGACGGGCTTATCGAACTGATCCATTCGGTCGACCCGGCATACCGCACCGGCGCGCAGTTCATGTTCGCGGACGTGACGCTCAAGAGCATCCGCGAGTTGAAGGACTCGTATGGCCGGTATCTGTGGCAGCCGTCCTACATGGAAGGCATACCGGACCTGATCCTCGGCCAGCCCTACACGATCAATCAGGACATGCCGGTCATGGCGGCGAACGCCAAGCCGATTCTGTATGGGAACTTCTCCAACTACATCATTCGCGATGTCCTCGACATGCAGATGATGGTCCTGCGCGAGCGGTATGCTGATTTCTTGCAGGTCGGCTACATCGCGTTCAGCCGGGCGGACGGCCGCCTCGTGTCCGCCGCCTCGCCGATCAAGTATCTGGCGAACTCGGCGACCTAAGCCTAGCCTGCGCGGCGGACGCTTCGGCGTCCGCCGTGTCGCCTCACCGGCCACACGGAGTCCCGTCCCGTGCCGTTTAGCCCGTCCGGCTTATGGACACCCTCACCCGACCGCACGCAGTCGCTTCGCACCGTCAACGGCGCGCGCGCCCGCTTGCAGTGGGAATCGAAGGACCCGGGCGAAGCCCTCGACTTTTCGCTGTTCCTGCATCCGACCTTGTCGGACCCGGACGACGCAATCGCATCCGTCGCCCTGTCGCCGTCGCCCGGCGACCTCACCGCCGCGGCGTTCAGCATCAATGGGCAGGTGGCGACAGCATGGCTCACCGGCGGGACGGCCGGCATCGCCTACACGCTGGCATGGACTGTGACCAAGTCGTCCGGCCGCGTGTTCATCGCATCCGGGTCGCTGTTGTGCGCGCTCGCCGGCTCGACCGCGGCGACCTCCGGCAACGCAATCTCGAGCATCACGACAGCAACCCTCACCGCCGCCTTGCTGGCGCTGCCCACGAGCCCGGCCGGGCTCGTCACCGGGCAAGCGTGGCTCGACGGCGGAACCGTCAAGGTGGTTCAGTAATGCGCCGACTCCTGTTCACGGGCGCCGCGTTGTGCGCGCTGTCCGCGCCCGCCCTGGCAACCGACCCTTACGGCAACCCGCACGCAACCACGCTCACCCTCGGCCCGACCGGCGGCCCGGTCCTGTCCGGCGGGTCGGCTGCGCCGTCGACGGCGCCCGCGGCCGGGTCCGCTTACCTGCAAGCCGGCGTCACGGTGCGCCGGCTGCAACTGTTCAACGGCGCCACGTGGGCGTCGCCCACGGCCGCGGCAAACCTTGTGACGGACTGCAACGCGGACCCGACCGGCGCGACCGATTCCGCCTCGGCGATCAATGGTTGTGTGCTGGCGTTCGGCGCCGTCGACGCGCCGGCCGGAACTTTTCTCGTCGGGTCGCCGATTGTCCCGGTCGCCGGTATGCACCTGCGCGGCGCCGGCACCGGGCAAACGACGTTCAAGCTCAAGTCGGGCTCTGAAACCGACGTGATCCAGTGCCCGAACGTGTATTCGCTCACCGCGACCGGGACAACCTACGTCGGCAGCACGGACTCCTTTGAGCTTGACCACTTCGCCGTCGACGGCAACTCGTCGGGACAGGCGGGCACCAACGCCGCGCAGACGAACGGAGTCGCCTGCTACGGGCAGTTGTGGTCCTGGCACGATTTGCTGATTCACGATGTTGTCGGCTCGTTCCTCTACACCGGATTCCAGAACACCGCCGGCGGCGTCAACAGCATTGGCAACGCGCATTTCGAACACATCCGCGGATACAACGCGGGCCGGTCGGGTTGGGTGTTCAACGGCCCGCATGACTCTAACCTCATGTGGATTGACCTCGAGAACGCCGGCCAGTCGGCCGACAACACGTATTACGGGCTCGACGTTCAGAACGCGAACGCCGTCGTTGACCATTTGCACGCCTACGTTGCCGGCGCCGCGACGAACCGCCCGGCCGCGCAGGTGAACATACCGGGCGGCTTTTGGCGCATGGAACACCTCACGGCCGAGGGCGGCCGGACGCAGGCGGTGTTCGGGCAGGGCACCGAATGCAGCGGATGCGACTTTTTCGCGCAGAACCCGGCCGGCAACGCCACCGGAACGTCGATGGTGTATCTGCTGTCGAACCAAATCCGCATCACGGGTTCGCGGTTCCACGGAATGACGGTCGCGCAGGCGGGCAGCGTTACCCGCGACGTTCACGCGCTGGAACTGGACTCCGGCGGCAACATCCTCACGGACAACGACTTTTCCGAGTTCGACGTGTCCGGCGCGTTCAATTTCGTATCGGACAGCGGCAACGACCTGATTACGGGTTGGGCGACCACCTCCGGGCCGGGCACCGCC